GTAAACTCGCGCATATCTTTTTCAAACAAGAATGACATATCAAATATATCCGGGTGTTTCTCATCACACTTACCATTTAAAGCTTTTAAAAAATTTTCTTCGTCTACATTTTTAGCTTTATAAACTAACGCATACTGAGCTATCCCTTTAAAATATTTTAATCGTTTAGCTCCATCTATTAATAAATTATTTTCATCTACGACAATAGGAGTAAGCATTCCGTTTTGTTCAAAATGTTTTTTCTCTTCTTCATTTATAGTGATTGCAACATTAGGAATCATTGTAATGTTATCTAATGCTACGTGGGCTAACCTAGTTTTAAACAATTGATACCAAGGGTGGACCGTGGTCAGTGGTCCTTGGGTCGTGGTTAATAATTCAGCCATTGGCTACCTCATGAAATTTAAGTTGTCTTCTTTTAGATAGGTAAGGTAACATTGTTCTTAAAATATCTAAAGCTTTTTCTTTCTTAGTTACTCTCCAGCTGTACATTAATTTATGTTTAGGGTTTTTTGGCTGCCTAGCATAGATTGCTCCCGTCTTAAAAAAAGTTAAAAATCTCAATACTATATCTCCATCGGACATATCTACTGCCACTCTTAATTGTCTTGTTTTATTCTTACCCTTTGACCATATACCAAAGGTTCCTTCTCCATCAAATACTCCAGCTAAATATCCTAATTCATCATTTGGCATTTCCCCAGGAATCTCCTAATTTTTTATCTACCACAAAGGGTACTTTAAATTCGATACATCCTTCCATTATTTTCTTGATTTCTTCTGCCATTGATTCACCCTTCACATTAAAACATAGTTCATCATGGATCTGTAAGATAGGTAAGAAGCCTGCGTCTGCACATGCTAACATTGCCTGTTTAGTTTGATCTGCGGATGATCCTTGTATTAATCTATTTAAGGCCTTATAGGTATAAGCCCTTTTAATATTGTCTCTTCCATACTTAGCGACTGCATTATCAAATGTTTCTGCAGTATGTAAGCCGAAGTCTCTAGGCTCCCACATATTGAACCTACACTTTCGACCTTTTTTAGTTCTAATAATACCTTTCTCACTTGCGGTTTGCATACATCTATCGGATAATAGCTTCACAAATGGAACCTTATTATTATATTTTGATATTAACTGTGTTGCTTCTTCTTTTGATAATCCAAGAGAATTAGCTAGTTTATTCTTACCCATTCCATACATTAAACCTAATCCAATAGTCTTGGCTTGAGATCTTTCAATCCCTACTAAATCAGCTACAGTTTGGTGAAAGTCTGCACTAGCTTCATGATAAGCCTGGATTAATTCATTACTTCCTTCATAGCCATCCCCTATAGATGCTGCATAGTGAACCGTCATTCGTGGTTCTTGCTGCGAATAATCAAAGCTGCCCCACTTACATCCCTCTTCAGGAACAAATAAAGATCTAATCATAGGTCCAAACTCTTTGTTCCTAGCTGGAACCTGCTGCAGGTTAGGATGAGACATAGATAGTCTTCCCGACACAGTTCCGCCATTATCTGATCTCAGTTGATTTATTTCACCGTGTATTCTTCCATCCACCTGGTACTTCATGATAGAAGATAAGAAGGTATTATGAAATTTATTTATTTCTCTCGCTTTAACAATTAACTTTGCAATTTTATGTTTACAGTTGAACAACCAGTTTTGGGTAAATGATGGCTCGCCTGTTTTTACAGTCCGTGGGTACTCTATCTTCATTTTATCAAAGGCTATGGCAATCTGGCGTGCTGCCCAAATGTCTATGTCTGCTCCTGATTCTTGTCGTATGGCCAACAATAGCTCTTTTTCTTGGTGTCGCATTTTTGTTTGCAGCTGTTGAGCTAATTCCACTTGTACTCTTACCCCTCTTTGACGCATTTTTATCAATACTGGCAATAAGCTAGATTCTAATTCCCATACTGTTCCTAAACTTTGGTGAACAATTTCTTTTTTAAGTTGTTGCCACAGAAGGAACGTGAGTCGTGCATCTTGTTCAGCGTAAAATCCAACATGCTCCGCAGGTAACTTCCACATCTCGGCTTTGGGATCCACACCATGATCTTTAGCTGCTAAGATTAAATCTGTTTCTGCTTTAATCTCCCCCAGGTAATCTTTGGATAAAGCATTTAAAGAATAAGAGAACCTATTTTCATCAACGATAGCTGCAGCTATCATCGTATCAATTATCTCTCCATTAATTTTATAACCTTCCTTTTCTAACCAACCTACATCGTACTGAGCATTATGAAAAATTTTAGTGCAAGGTAAAGCACAAACATCTTTCATATATTTTTGTACTTGTTCCGGTATCATGTTACCACCACCGAAATGTTTAAAGGGATAGTATCCTTGCCAGCCTTCGGTTGCTACGGCAAAACCTATAATGTTACCATTACCTGTAGCCCATCCTGCCCCTTGGCCAGATGCAATGCCATCGTCTCTAGTTTCTAAATCAATGGCTATTTCTTTTGCGTGTGAAAGATCTTTATATTCTGCAGGACAAGACCAAATGTGTTTTTTAAAGTTCATTGAGAGTTGTAGACTCATGATCTCTCTTTAGCCTGTCTAACTGACTCCTGATAAGACTCTTCTAATTCTTTTTTTTCTTTTTCAGCTTCTTCTAAAAAATCTTTTGTGACCGGGTAGAATGTATACTTTAAAGTTAGTTCTTCGCCACTTGTAATATTTCTTAATGTAACTAAATTCCATTTATCAGTAATAGAACCTTCAGTTCTCATTTCTACTTTAACGCAATTTGCGTTTTCATCACAATTAATAAAACCCCCCAAAGGAGTTCTAAAAAGTTCCCCATCTACTTTTATGTGAGTAGTTCCTAGGTTAGTTCCTTGAGCAATACCTGCAGTTGCAAATAGTCCTAACCCACTAATTAAAGAAGGTTTAATTGTAAGTCGTGGTGGCAAAGGGTTATACATCAGGGTAATCTCTTTCTAATATCATTTCTAAATAATGTATAGCTTTTTTTATATCTTTATCTTTTCCTTTCTTCTTATGTCTACAAATATATTTAATTGCATTTCCTTCGGCAAAAGGAAGTTGATTTTCATTTATAAATTCCGCAGGCTGAATCTTCATCCCTTTGTAATGATCGCCATCTACCTGCTTATTTAAACTATCGTAAGTAGTTCCCTTAAAGAGGTCTTTGTGCGTCATCTTTTTTCTCTTTCCTATTCAATCGTATCTGAGCTTCTTCTGTTATTTTTAATATATCTTTCCACCCAGTTTCTTTTTTTATTTTCTTTATCATATTTTTTAAGTCTTGATAATACTGTTTATCTGGTTTGTTCTTGGACATAAACTAAATAATCTGCTCCCAATGGATAGTTATATTTGTAATCCGTTGTTAATAAATGAATCGTATCTCTAGCACGAGTTGCACCTGTATACCAGACTTTTTTTTCATCAATTTTTTCTTGTTTTGTTTTACTTTTAAAGTTGGAGGGAAAATTTCCTTTCCCATATAAAACCACATGATTGGCTTCTCCACCTTTTACTGAATGAATTGTATCAATAATAATCTGAGGGTCTTCATCGAGTTGTTTTTGACCATACCGACGAAGGAGTCTTAAAAAATAAATAATTTGTCGTGGAGTAAAATTTCTTCTTAAAATCCACCACCATTGTTTCTGCTGCGCTTCATCAGGTAGATCTAATCCACACCATTCTTTTAAATCTTTAAAATTATATTCTTTAAAATCAGGTTCATTAATCCAAAATTTAGTAGCTCTGTAGTCTGGACTTTTAAGTTCTCTAATATACTTATACATTTTTTCTGCTTGACGTTTATCTATTTTTTTACCGGAAGATATTCTGGTCCAAGCTTTAATGGCTTCCCATTGAGAGGGATCAAAACATTTATTATTATCATTATCTGAATAATATAATCCTGCATCTTTGGCTACCATTCTTAATTCATTTACTGTGCTATTAATTCTTCCTAAGATGTACCAAGTTCCTTCTAATTGAGAAAAAGGAATCTCCTTAAAATTTAAATATCTTTTTACAAATCCTTTTTTATCTACATGTTCGTAATCTTTTTCTTCACTATCTAATATTCCTCGTCTAATAATTTGAGAGAAGTGATGCACAGCTTCTCCAAACCTTTTTGTTTTTCTTAATTTAACTTTTCGACCTGGGAAGAAAGTAGTGAAATATTTAGGATCAGCACCATTCCATTTATATATTCCTTGGTCATCATCTCCTGCTAAATAAATTCTATCTATCTTATCTGCCATTTTGTAAATGACAGACCATTGTAATGGAGTACAATCCTGAGCTTCATCCAGTATTAATATTTTAAGTGGTGGAAAATTTACTTCATCAATTGCTCTTTCAATCATATCATCAAAATCTATAAAGGATCTTTCCCCTCCAGACTTCTTATAATTTTCATAAGTTTTTATTTTTCTTATAAAGACATCAAGAGAATCTCTTTTGTAAGATTCTCTTTTATAAACTTCAGTAGGATTAACTAACATGTTTCTAGCTTTACTATAAATAGACAAAGACCAATCTTTATAAGTAAAGTTATCATCAGCTAATCGCTTATCACTACTCTTAACAATTTTAGTTTGTAATGCATAATCAATCATACAATCTTTAGGATCAAAGACTTCCTCTTCAAAATATCTTCTGCAATATTTATGAAGTGTTTTAAATCTTTCAAAATCGTTAGTGTTGTATTTAGGAAAAGCTTTTAATGCTCTCTCCACCGCCGTGTTAACTGCTTTATTAGTAAAAGAAATAAAAGCTATTTCATTTGGATTAACACCTTTTTTTAAATGTCGTTTAAGTACTCTTTCAATAAGTGTGTGGGTTTTACCTGTGCCTGGGGGTCCAAAAATTTTAATCGTTTTGTGGTATAGGCTTTTTAGATTCTGTAGTTCTGAATTTTCCGGTATGGAATTCATCGTCTAGCTCCGTTGTGGTTTTCTTCTTTGTAGTTTGTTTTATCTTAACATGGTTTACAAATTCAGGCATAGTCACATACCACACATTTTGTACCCCTTCAAAATAGTCATGTCGTTTGCAGCCTAATAATTGGAATGCTTCCATAGTGTTTTTAAATTTTTTATTTCCAGGACGGGATAACCAATTATTAAGTGTACTTCTTTTAAAATAACACATATTGGTTTTAGAATCTAAAACAACATAACCGTCCTTAAGTTTGTCAAAATCATCTTGTTCAATTGTTTGTTCAAAAAAAGCTTTTAGCACATCGTATTTTTCTTCTTCTATTGTATCGGTATATTTAGCTTGTTCATTTTCAATGGCTCTTTTAGTAAGTTCTTGTAACATTAGTTCAAACAAAGGTGGGCCTTTTCTTTGTCTTGGAAGAGTCATCCAATATAACCCATACTTTAATAATTTAATTCTCCAACATTTTTCATCACGCATGTCTTCGGGTTCCACCGTGATCCGTTGTTCTTTGTAAGTGAAACTAAAATAAATAGTCTTAGAGTCTCGGGTAAAAATAATATCTTCAAACTCATCCATGATGTCAGGAACCTGCGGTCCTATCCCTAGCTTACGAAGTTTACATAGTTCTTTATTACAAATAGGTGCTAACTCATTATGTTTAGGGGGACATTTATAATGATAGCTACTTTGCTTAACTGATTTAGCTACAGCTTTAGCCTCATTAATACTTAAAGGTTTAAGAAAACATTGTTTATTTCTCTGAATGGCTATCTCTTGAAATGTTTTAAGATCTAAATTTCCATCAGTTTTTTTATTTTCTAATATCATTACATTAAATAAGAAATTATTACGATTGTTAGATGGCCAAGGTTCTGTTATAAGTTTCTGAACACAAGGAGGATAGTGCTGCCAATCAGCTTCAGGTTCATATGCATTTGTTTTTAAGTTGTATAATTCCTTTACTGTTAGTCTTCGTTGTTCTGCTAGATCTAAAAAGGCTCCTATCATCAACGGATTTGAGTTATCATCAAATGCAAATTCTACTGTTGCGTTCATTTTGTAGTATGGCATTGTTACTGCTTTATTCATTGGGAATACTTCATTAGCCATAAAAAAAGTATCATTCCATTCATCAAGTTTTTTACGGACATCCTCTACCGATGCCCAATCTTTTAAAAATAAAAATAAATGTAATCCTCCAGATTTAGATTTAACTGGAATTAAGGGAAGTTGATACTCTTTTATAATATCAACATATTTTTTTTGAGAATAATTTTTATAGGTAGCAGGGTCTACATCAATACAACCCCATTTAACTTTATCGTTGTTTTCTGGACGGAGGCCCATACGAGTTACTCCGTCCAAATGGGATTGCCAAACCTTTTTCGTCACAGGTTCGTGAACCGTGCGATATTCAGCTTGGCGCTTCCCTCGTTCATCGACTTCCCCTGTCAGGGAAGTCGTAATGAACTTGTCAGGATCCCCTTCAAAAAGATCTACTAACCGTTGGAGCATCTTTAGAACGGTGTAGCAGTTTTTTTAGTTTCCTGATTTATATCCGTTGACGAATAATCAACCTTACCAAAGATATCCATTGCTTTCGCGGTGTTATAAAACTCGCGAGTAGTCTCAAGAGACTTGGCATGTTTGTCAGTAGTTAAAAAGTCGTTAAACTCTACTACCCATCCATACCAATGGTTTTGAGAATTGGATTCCTTAGTAGTTGTCAACTTATAAGTAGTCGCCCATGTAGGCGGTCTAAAGAAACCTTTAGCACCTTTCATTCGACGAGTTTGCATCATCGAATTCCAAGTTTTAGATTTCTTCTTTTGAGTTGACTTCATGCTAATTAATGCCTGCTCTTGAGGAATATAATCTTTATCTAAGATAAAGACAAAATGATTCCCTGTGTCTTCGACATAATTACCATTAGGTAGCCTATCCTTATTATCATCACCTCTATTAGTGTCTGACATAATCGCTGGATCGGTATGTATTTTTACAGGTCGTCCAGGACTGTCGCCTCTGTCTTTCCACTCATTGAAAGTG